ATCCATATTTTTCTCCATTTAATCCTATTATTAATAAAGAGAAGACTAGGAAGCCTTCTCTTGAGAGTTTGTTATTATTTTTGATTTGTCCGGTTGAGTTGGATCGTCTGCGTAGAACCATTTATAGCCATACATTTTCCCACCACTATTTCTACACGCTGTAAATATATTACTGTTATTTGCAGCATTAACAAATTCTCTTGCCGTATCAGCGTTGGGAAATTGGTAGGCAAATTCATCATCAATAGTGTATGCATTAATTACTTTTCTGTTTGGTTTAACCCTTTTCTTCATTGGATATTTATCAAAAGGTTCACCTCTAAATCTCCAAACAAATCCATATGCCTTATTGTAATCACCCCTGCAACAATGTAATATATGAACCCCATTAATCTTTCCTAGTTCTTTTCCTGCATCTGCGGCACAATCATATGTATCTAAAAATACACCAGCAGTAGTATATTTATCCACCGGTAAGTAAAAAGATTTTGTTAAATCTAATGGATATTTATCAAACGGTTCGCCATTGAATCTCCAAACAAAACCAGAAGCATATGGAATTTCTCCATTGCAACATTTAACAATCTTCCAAGAAAGTGTATTATCTCCATTTGCTGCTTGTCTTGCCGATAAAAACGTTCCTAAAAATTGTCCGTCAAAATCATATTTATCAACCTTAAATGCACCAGGCTTGTACGGAACATAATCAAATACATTAGTATAAGAATAATAAAACCCATGAAACAATTGTTTATTTTCGATTGCTCTAATTAATGCCGATGAACCATATGTGATACCAATATCTTTTGCTGCAATACTTGCATTTTCAAAGAAACCTAAATATTCTCCACATTCTGAAAATTTATATACAGCTTTCCATGTGTCATATGTCGTTTCGTACTTATCAAAAGGCTCGCCGGAAAATCTAAATACCAAACCGTTTGACCTCTTTATTTTTCCCTTACAAACCATTCCAGTGCTTCCAAGTGGTATATCATAAAAACGATCTGAATCATAAGCCGATTGAAAACTTTGTATGTAAGTACCATCTGCATTATAAACATCTACAGGTTTACTAAAATTATCACCAACCAAATCACCACCTCTTGTGGAATTATAACCTTTTTTATAACTGTTATATTCGGCAATATAATATATCTCTTTTTCGTTTAATTTATCTTTTAATTCTTTCTTTGTTTTTTTAGAAATTATTTCTAATTCTTCAACATAAAACGAATCAATTCCGTGCTTTCGCATTGCTTTATATAATACACAATTTCTTTTCTTATTCCACTTTGCTGTTTCAATATGTTGATTAAACCTGGTTGGTATATCTACTGATGTTTGACCAATATAAACATAATTATTCTTGTGATTTTTAATTATATAAATATATCCATCATATAATTCCGTATCTTTATTGTATGCCATTATTTTACTTCTCCTTTTCTACATAAAAAGAGTGGTAATCAATTTTTTCTTGATTGCCACTCTGTCAATAAAACATTCAATTTTTCATTTCTCTCAAATACCCAATACTTTTTATTTGTATTTGGGTTTATGCCTTTAACTACACAATACTCTCCACTATCAATTAGAAATTTTTTGAGTGGATAGCTGTAGCAGTAGTAGTAATTATTCATTCTGATTATCCTTTTCTATTTAATTATTAACCATTTGCCTTGTCTCGTTTTTCTTCAGATTCTTCGCCGCTTGTAGTTTGAATATCATCTTTAGGTCTTCCATTAGAACCATTTTCATTATTACTAGAAGTAAATGAACTAGATAATGGATACTTCATGATATTATGAAGCCCTAAAACCTCCTCTTCAAAATATGCCATCGAAATGGTTTCTTTTTCGGAAATTCCATTAAGTGTATTATATGCAATCTTATTATTAAATCCATATTGACAAGATTCCAATAAATCCTTTTTGAAAGCATCCTTGGTATAAACACTAATAGGGAAGAATTCAACTCTACTAGGATTGCCAAGTTGCATAGATAAGAAACGATTTACCCATGCCTGTGTCTGAGGCAAGAGAGAAGATATAGCATATTCCGTATTCACAATCTGTGCATATCTAAATGCTTCTGCACCAGAAATTGTACTTCCATTTAAAATCTCAGCACCACCAGCAGTATTTAAAACAGTTTCTGTAGCTTTAGCAATTTTGGTAGTATCATTAGCTTTTTGAGTATCGGTAAATGATACGGTTTCCAATTTTCCTGGTACAATTGCTGCAGATATGTAATCAGGTAAAGCTTCATTTATCATACGATTGAAATATTCAATCATAATTGAAGGATCTACTTTCCATTCATCTGCTGAATCAGCTCCGGTTAAAGTTTCCATTTGTAACCAAATCATTTTATAAATCTCTTGCTCATTAGCTACAGCTTGAATAGATTCTAAATCACTAAGATTAATCAATGCTTCAAAAATAGGAACGAGTGGTGGCAAAACGGTTTCCCAATCTTCACTTCTAAATTTTAAACATAGACAGTTAATGTCGGGAACTAAAATCCACTTTTGCCCAGAACTTTGGTATTCGTTATACATTGTTTGTAACGGATCTGGCATATATTCCAAAAGTTCTTGGTGTGACCGAAAATAGGAACAATCAATAGCAAAACTATAATCACCAGTAGTATATTTTCCTGCTATCTTTGCATAATCAGCAGGTACTTGCCAAATAAATATTCCACTATCATCATAAATAACAACACCATAAAATACATCTTGAATAAAACAATTTAAGTATGCATTTCGCATTTCTAATTGTAAATTCATTTTTTCTAAAACATTAAGAGTGTCATTATACGATTTAAGCATTTTTGTAGCATCTCCACCTTTAACTAAATCATATGGAGGAATTACTCGTCTTGCATATAAGCAGAACATATCTGCGTAGAAATTCATTAATCTTGCATATGTCTGTGAACGATAATATAAATACCATGAGAGATTTCGCAAGTTTCTTTCTGAACTTCCTAAATTTTGTAAATACCCTCTTAGAGTTTCTCGTGAAAAAGTACTTATAGTTTTATTTGCAGTCTTAGTAACATCTCTTAAACTCTTAGCTGCCTGTTCTGCCGCAGCGAAGTTTTCAATATGCCTTTTGTTTTTTTCATACCATTCACGCATTTCATTTGCAGTTTTCTTTTCGGAAGGTGTAGCAGTAGACACCTCAGTTTTTTTCATTCTTTGTGCCACGTTGACACCTCCTTATTTTATTTTTTATATTAAATGACCCGCCCAGTGTGCATTGTTAAGAGGCCGGCGGGTTCTGTTCAAATTATTAAATTATTCGCCAAAACAAGAAGGCCTTTTAGCCCCTCGGATAGTAAGAGAGGAAACTAGTGATTTTACGTCTGTTTGAGGACGTTTCCTCTGTGTAATGTTTTTACGTCTTTCTTTTTGTAAAGCATAAGAACACATACACATAACATACGCACGGTCATCGTTAAGCTTGTTTTTCTTTTCTGGACATAATTCAAACGAATCTTTTCCAGAATCTCTTTTTATACGAACCATATTAACCAATTCTTCTTTTAAAGCATCTATACTTGTTAAAGCTATTTCTTCTTTCCAATCCAATTTTTCAATATGTGTTTTAACATTTTGAATTTTGCCAAGTTCTTCTTGGATTTTTTCTTCCATTTCTTCTGGAGATAAACTTTTCTTTTTTAACTTTTCAGTTAAATCTATCTTTGCTTTATTAATCTTTTCTTGGTCTACATCAAATATTGTTAAATAACCTTTATTATCATACGAAGCAGTAAAAGTAATTTTATCCTGTTCCATAAGTTCAATCATTGCTTCATACATTTCTGATTTATATTGAGAAGGAGACATAAGACGAATTTTATCTACAGCGTTTGGGAAATTTTTAACATGTTCTTCAGAATAAACCTTATCAATTAACCCTTTATGCGTTTTTCCATCTTTTCCTACCCAATCCTCCATAAGATAGTCGGCAATATTAACACCACCTCCACCGGAACCGGCATCAATATAAATTTCATGAATATTGCTATAATTTTCATCTCCACCTTGGTTATAATCCAAAATAATTTCTTTGAGATATTCAATTTGCTCAGGTGTTCGCATAGGTGATTTTCGTTTTTTACCTACATCAATGAGATTAATACAATTAAGCAACCTCATCTTTTGTTCTATTTCACCATTTTCATTTTCCCAATCATATATCTCACACACTAATATAACCGAGTTATCTCTGGAACGAGCAGGGTCATATGCAATAACAATTTTTCTCTTTCCTGTATCATTAAATAACACAGGTTTGTAAGTTATTTCATTTCTAGCAATAACACCTCTACGAATAATGGCATTTGCCCCAGCATCTGAAGTAAATTCACAATAATATTCTCGTCTTGCTTTTTCTGGGTTAGAACGCATTGCTGCTTCTACGGTACTACGACTAAGTAGCGGTTCCATAACTTCACCACGAATAGTAGGTTTAAAAGCTACTTCACAGTCAATATGAGCAACAAAATAATTTGGATCACCCATTAACATTCTTTTACTGAAATCTCTGTATAATTTATAATATTCTGTATCAGTAGAAGAAGCAGAAGATATGTAAAATAATTGGTTAGGAATATTAGACGGAATACATCTCAATCTGTTTCTGTCAATAGAATTACCATCTCTATCTTTACCAGACTTAAAGCTTTTGTTTACGATTGCAAACGCAGCATAAACAGACATCATTTCTTCGTCTAAGAAACCGCACTCATCAAAGATAACATTTCCTCTTTTACCTCTTTTTTTATCAATATTACTATTAAGAGTTTGGGTAAATGCACCATTATAAAGGTTATAAGAAAAGCCGTTTGATGAATGACTAAATCCATCACCGGCTGCATTTTTTATTTCTATTTCTGCTTTAAAAATATATCCTGTAGAACCAAGCATTGTATCAATATTATCATTTGCCAAACGCTCTAAAGTAGTAAATGTTTCTTCTGCCTGAGAACCAGAACCAGAAGCAATGTATGTCCAATAGTTACAAAACAACATGTCTTTTGCCATTACCATAATATCAATTACGGTAGACTTACCAAAACCACGAGTACATACAAGTAAAACATTTGGGCAATTCCATGACCTTTGTATTATCCATGCCTGCGCATCCAACAATTCTATATTGAAAAAATCATTTATAAATCTTACAGGATTACACTGATAATACTTTTGTAGATTGGCTATTTTTATTAAGCCTTCTAGTTTTCTAGTAGATAAGGCATAAACGCCCGGCTTTACAAAAATTTTGTCACCTTGTTCGCAATAATTAAGCTTCGGTAGATTCTGACTCATTTTCACCATCTTCGTCTACCTCCTCTAAGCTACTAAAACAAGAGAATAGCTCATTTAAATCAACCAAATTATTTTCTATAGGAATATTTTGTTCAGTTAAATAATCCTTTAAATCAATATTTTCTCTTAATAAAATCCTTGAGATCTCTTTATAATTATCTAAATCACTTTGTAATTGAGTAATCATTTCTCTTTGTTCAGCAAGCATGTCTGAATATTCGGACTCGTCCAATCTCAATTGTTTAAGAATAGAAGCGTTACTCATATCCATAACTTGCTGCATTCCACGGCAAGTAGCTATATCAAAACCATTAATTTCTCCTTCACGAAGATTCATGTCTTTAATTTTCTTTATTTTACCTGTCCATGTATTTTCACCTTTTTTAGCATTTTTACTATTTTTTAAAGAAATGCAACTTTCTGCGGCCAAGTCTTTTATAATAGATGTTAATTGTTTTTTACTTTCCTGTAATGATTTTATAGTTGCAGAGTTTTTCTGCAATTGCTGAACATCTGCCATTAAGCCTACTATTGAATCGTCTATTTTTGACTGTTGTAAAAAACCACGAACAATAGAAATAGCAGAAGCGGTACGCATCATATCTTCATTAGCATCTTCACTTGCATCTAACAATCCGAGTAACTGTGAATATAAGAAAGGTTGGTCAGATATACTTTCTTTTTCAAAAGGGTCATAGCTGAGTAATCGTACAACATCTTCTTTGTTTTTTATGAAGTCTGAATATGTTTCTTGGTCTTCATGTAATTTAATTAACTCAACTGTGTCTTTTTCATCTTCATAAACAACTTTTTCTTTAAAAAAGTCAGAATCAAAATAAGTAAGTCCTACATAATTTATCATTGCAATGTTTTTAATATACGAACTCCATACATTGTGTTTGACTTTTCCTGCTACAAGATTTTCAGATTCTTGTATGCTTGCATCCCATACTTTATTTAAAAAGGGTTTATTTAAGTACCGAAGAGCAAGCTGAACACTTTCTTTTGTTGGTTCATGTTCTTCACCATTTTTATCAACTCTTAATGCAATTTTTCTAGCACAATCAACGCATATAGGAGTTTTGCCTGATTTAATCATCGGGTCTGTACTAACATAAAATTTATCTTCTTTTTTGGTTTTGCCGCACATATAGCAGCGACAACTTTCTTCTTTTAAAACTCTATTTTCTTCTTCTAAAGCTTCAATCCTTTTTCTCATCTGAGCAGGAGTCATTTTCACTGGCTCAGTAGTTTTCTTTGCTGTTGCCATTCGCAACTCCTCCTTTTTATCCAATTATTCAAAGCCGATGATCGGACTCGAACCGATAACCTGCTGATTACAAATCAGCTGCTCTGCCAATTGAGCCACATCGGCAAATCACATACCTTCATGAAGTGTACGTGAAATAACATCATCTTGTTGTTCTTTTGTAAGTTTAATGAAATTAACTGCGTATCCTGAAACACGGATTGTTAACTGTGGATACTTTGCAGGATGAGCCTGAGCATCCAGTAGCATATCTTTGTTTAATACATTTACATTTAAGTGATGTCCACCACTTTCCATATATCCGTCCAACAAGGATATCAAATTGTCAACCTGTGCTTTGCTTGCCATTTTCATCGCATCCTTTTCAATAAAATAGGAGAGCAGAACGCTCTCCATAAGTGTTTATAACAAACAATCACGTATAATTCTCTGTTTTTGTAATGAATCATATTCATCAAATTTATCCCACTCAACCAAATATCCATCAGGTTTAATTTCGCCAGTCCAGTCATAATATTTACCATCATACATAAAAACAAAATGACCATTGATAACATCATAAAATATCTTACCTGATCTAAAGCAGTCTTTAAGAATAAGAGCAAAATAATAGCAATTACCCGTAGTCCAATTACAATCAACAGGAAATCTACGTTTTATAAATTCTAAAATTTCATTCATATTAATTTAATTTAATTTTATGTTCACAAACCAATCCATCAACATTATCAAACACCAACAACTTTGCACCGGCATTAGAAGTTTTTCTTAATGAGAGAGAGTAAGAGTCAATTCCAACAACACTTGGCACATTAATTACTTCGCTTCTTACACCTACTTCTTCTGTTTTGCTATGATGTAAATGTCCGGCAGCAAGATAGTCAATATGTACTCCATATATCTGAGAAAACTCTTTGATTGCATTCCCCATATTTTTTACTTCACCATGTATTCCCAAGAATGTGCTACAAGCTAATTGTGCATAAATATATCCTGTAGGATTTTCAATAAATGTAAAATTAGGATTGTCCTTTAAACGAACCTTAATAAATTCTCTGACAACCTTACCCATATTATCATCAGTAAAAGTTCCCTTTGGCTGTGAAAGCATACGTAATTCAGTATGATTACCATCCGTCATTTGAAACTTAACTCTAACATATTTACTAAGTTCATTGAGCCAATTACAAATAAAATCTGCGTACTTAATTGTCCCATCAACAACGCCATATCTAAGCTTCATTAATTGAGAAATACGAAGACATCCATCTGCGAAGTCACCCATGCTAAATACATTTAATTCATCAATGTTTTCTTTATTAATAATCTCAACTGTTTTATGTAATAATAGCCACATTCTCTTTTCAAAAATTTCCGGACTATATGCATTAATAATATCTCCATATAAATCTTTTAATTCAAACTCAACACCATAATGTTCATCCCCAAATAGGAGAGCATAAGCTTTATTTGTTAAATTGACACCAAGACTTTCTGGAACAGACAATGGTTCTAATGTTTCAATTGCATTTACAATATGTTCCATAATAAGTTCATCTCTGGCTTCTTCCCTGATCCACTTATTATACTCAAGTTTTTCCGTTTGGATTTTTACTTTTTCCTTTTGTAATTCACGGAGTTGTGTCGCTAATTCACTTTTATAATCTTCAGTTTTACCTTGAGCATTTTTCCAAATATAATATTCTCTAACAAAAGTTCCACCTAATAATGGCGGCTGTTGTGCTTTTCTCAAAGAATCGCCATTCCAGTCAATTCCGTATTTTGTAGCAATCTCTGACCAGTCAATATCAGATACTTTATAAACCTTGTCAGAGCAGTCTTTCAATAATTCTTCATACCTTTCTGATGTAAGACCATACTCGGCAAGAGTTTTTTCTATATCAAACATTATCCTTTTCTTCCTCCATAAAAAATAGGAGAGAGTGCAGTAAACTACACTCTCTGTATAACTAATTCTTAATCATTATCCGGTGCCAAATCATCGGCATCCATTTCTTCATCCGGTAAATCTAACTCAAAACTTACCTTTAATTCAACTGTTTCCATTCCATTCGGAATAGCATCAATAAACTTCTGAGTTAAGTCTTCTCCGTCAATATCCACTAAACGAATTTCGCTTACTAAAATATCCTTAAGTTTAATATTTCTCTTGGCCGCAGTAGTTTTCTGTTCAGTTTCTTTAATTTCAATCATTTTTCTTTTCTCCTTTTAATCCTTAAAAAATATTGACACTATACAAATAGTGTGTTAGTATGATATTTGTGAAAATATACGCATTTTGCATTAAAAAATTTCATCTAAACTATCTACTAATTTAGTTACAACATGATACTTAATCAATTCGTCACTAGTTAAATACCAATCTTTTGATTTATTTTTATTAAAAGTCTTTTCGTCTATGTTGGTTCTTTCAAGAATATAAGCCTTCATTTCTTCAATTTGTCTCTTATAATTCTTTTGAGCCATTTCAATTTGTTCTGCAGTTCCGGAAAAAGCGGCAGAACCTTCATGAACCATCAAATTGGAATGTTTAAAAGCATATCTTTTATGCCCGGACAAAAATATCATAAATCCAGCACTCATTGCTACACCCATAGCAATAGTAATAATCGGAATGCGACTAGCAGAAATAATATCAATTAAACTATTGGCCTGTTCAAGATCTCCACCATATGAATATATCCATAAATAGATAGGTTTTAATTCTTCTTTAGGAATATCTTTTTCTTCCATATTCATTTGCACAATAATTTTACTTAATTCAATAACGTTATACATTTCATCAAGTTCGTAATCAATGTAAAAAGTTCTGTTTTCTCTTGCCTTCCAATATGTGTATAATTCAGGTGTTAAATATTTTTCACTTTCAGCTCCAGATAAAATATCCGGTAATAAAATTTCCATAAGCGTTCTCCTTATTATCCTTATTTACCTTTCGGTATTAAAAAACACCCGCACAAATCATAAATGAAATGCACGGATGCTTATTAATTTTATAAATTTATTTTTGTGCCTTTATTAACAGCAACAACTCTTGTTGATTTCAAACAATCAGTTATTGCTTTTTTTAAATCGTCTTTAAATTCTAATTTGCTATTATTATTAGAATGAACCAAATATATTTTGTCACAATTAATTGACTTATAATAATTTATCAATTCTCTACGCTGCATATGAGAACTGAACGAGAGAAGATCAATTATCTGCGCCTTATTCTTATATGGTTTGCCATTAATATTAATTGTCTTTTGTTCTTTTTCATGCTTGATTTTCCAAGCCAGTGTATCTTCTCCAGCATACCCAATAAATAAAATTAAATCATTCTCATTTGGTAAAATACTTTGTACCCATTTTACACTGCGTCCGGCTGTAAGCATGCCACTTGATGAGCAGATTACTTTTGCACCTTTATCAGAAATAGCAGCCTTACTATCTTCCGGTGTAATTACACGTTTGATATTTTTCCAAGACATCATTTCATCAAACTTTTCTTTTTCTTCTCCTTCAAGAATAGAAGAGTAACAATCCAATAATCTATTTGCTAATGGACTATCTACCAAAATTGGTATATTAAAATTTTCGTCTTGTCCAAACAAAGAATATAAAATCCATAATATATACGGCATTCGATCCAAACTAAAAGTAGGGATTAAAACTCTACGTCCGTTATCAACACAATATTGTTCCACGGCAGATTTAATCTTTTTAATATCTGTTTCTAAAGTCTTTTTTGTGATTTCTTTACCTTTCGCAGAATACGTGCATTCTCCAATCACTACATTAGAAGTA